AATGATGCAGTCTTATATGTAGAATGCCCTCTTATGGTTTTGAGTGGATTCTCGCGAGTTTCTTGCTACTATGAGCGAAAATAAAAACACTTACATTTAATGTGGTTAGAGTTCATGTTTTAGGCCATATTGCTTATCCACTTGTGGGAATTTCAAACGAATAAGATCTAAACGCGATAACGTCTTCTTCTATCCATTCATTGAGCTCCTTTAATCGCTCCTGAAGTGGAATAAGTTCGTTGCGGACAAACACCTGCGCCGCCTTCACCACATCGCCAAATCCGCCGGTGTTATCCGGAATAATCCCCATCATCTGAGGCGGTACGCGATGCGCGCTGAGCAGGTCGTCACGGCTGGCCTTTTTAATATTGAAAAAGTCATCACGTGTTGCCACCTCGCTGAGCGGCAAAATCTTGATGCCATCCGGCTTACCGTTGGGCGCGTACATAAACAGGTTGCGGAAGTTGCCGATCCCTTTGGTATCACGCATGGCCTGCCGCATGCGCTCGATATCGCTACTACTTTGCGCTGCGTCGGTCATATAGAGAATGTACCCGGCGTGCGCGCCGTTCTGGTAATACTTGCGGCGGAACAGCGTAGCCGACTCATTCAGCCAGGCGGAGTTAAGCGCGCTGAGATATTCCGGCAGGCCATACAACTCCTGATTGATATCCGGCTCGATAAGGTGAAACACCTGATCGGCGTCGAACTGGTGCGCCTCTTTCCATTCCCCCACAAACCAGTACACGCCATCTTCGACGCCGCGCCGCGTATATTTGGCCGGTGACGTTTCAAGGCGCAGCGGCTGACCAAGCGTGTTGCGACGCAGCTCGGCGAAGGCGTTGCCAAACACCAGATAATCCAGCGCGAACTTGCTGAACTCCTGCTGGCTTAGCAGCGGGTGCGGGATAAAGGTTGAAGCCAGAATGTTGCGCTTAACGTACAGCGGCGAGCTGTGATGCACCGCCGAGCGCAGGCTCTTTGCCAGCCCGTGAAAACTGACCGGCGGCTCGTACCAGCGCCCGTTATGGATGCATTCTGTGTAATCCATAATATCGCGCTTATCGAGTACTGCCGTTGGCTCGCCGAAGCTGAACGCCTCGAACGGCTGCGGCGCTGCTGGTGATGGTTGCGATTGAGTCGTGAATGCCCTGCGGTCTTTGAGTTTGGTCATCAGTAGAATTCCATAAATGAAGGGTTATCGCCGCCGCTGGCAGCGGTGAGCGGTTCGTTAAGCAGTGCGTGCATGATTGCCCACGCGACGTCAGCGTGGCTGGCTTCTTCGCTGCGGCTGGCTTCGTAGGTTGAGCGGTTGCCGCTGGCGGTCATCGTTTTGCGGATCGCCATAAACGACTGCGTGATATCCGTCTGGCCCGCGTCGTATTCGAGTCGGCCGCTGCTGATGGTGTCTTTCGCTTTCAGCACCATCGCGGTTTTGACTTCCGGCGAGTATTTGATTTCGCGCGCAGCCGGGAAGAACTGGCGCACAAGCTGAAACACGCCCTGACCAATACCAGTGGCATCCACGCCGATGTATTCCACGGTGTATTTTTCGGTGAGCTGCTTTATCGACTGCGCCTGCGCGGCGAAGTCCATGCCGCGCCACTGGTGGCGTTCCAGCACGCGAAACTTGCCACCCTTCACCAGCGGCGGCGCGATGACGGCACATCCTGCGCTGTCGCCGGTGTGCGAGGGATCGTACCCAATCCACACCGGACGATAGTCGAACGGGCGCAGCGCGTACGGGTTAAAGTCCGTCCATTCCTCCAGGCTGTCGACCATGCAGGTCTGCAGCTCGGCGAACGGGAACACGCTGGCCTCGTCGTCGACAAATTCACACATCAGCAGGTTCTGATATTCGGACGGGCTGTATTCAAGCTGCAGCTGATCGATATCGAACAGGTTACAGCCGCCGGTTAGCGCATCCTCAACCGTGACAATCTGCCGCCACTGGCCGTCGCCGCACAGCGTGCCTTTCGCCAGGTGTGAGTGTGAGAGATCCAGCTCGATGCGGTCATCTTTGTTGCGGCGCCCTTTGTTGAACAGCTCGCCAGACCAGAACGGGTAAGCGCTGTGTGACAGGCTCGACGGCGTGGAAAAATAGGTCGTGCGCCATTTCTTGTGCAGCGACATGCCGCTGGCGACTTTGCGCAGCTCCTGAAACTTCGGTATCCAGAAATATTCATCCAGGTACAGGTTGCCGGTGTAGCTCTGCGCGGTGCGCACGTTGGTGCCGAGGAAAATCAGGCGCGCGCCGTTTGGCAGCACAATCGGATCGCCTTTCAGGTCAACGTCAGCCTGACGGGCAAAGTCGAGGATGTAGTTTTTGAAAACGTGCGCCTGCGCCTTGCTGGCTGACAGGAATATCTGGTTGCGTCCGGTGGTCAGCGCATCGATCAGCGCCTCGCGGGCAAAGTAGAACGTTGCGCCTATCTGGCGGGATTTCAGGATGTTGCGAATGCGGTGCGCAAGTCCGGCCTTGTGCCAGCCGAGCTGATACGCAAAGCAGCCATCCATAAACAGGCCGGCGAGTTTATCGGTCTGCTCGTCGCTGAATACGTTTTTGATAACCGGCTGGCGCTCGCCCTTATTGCGGTTGCGCACGTTCGGATTGAGATCCGCCTCGTTGCCGCTGCTGCGGTAGCGCTCAACGCGCGCCAGCCGTTCAATCTGGCGGCCGAGCGCGTCTATCTCCTTGTAATCACCGTTCCCCTTTACCTCTTTCATGATGAGCTGAATCAACCGCGCTTCCATACTGGCTTCCACGCGACTGATGGGCGCGATGCTGTCCCACTCGTCGCGCAGCTTCCAGCTCTGCACGGTCGGCGTTTTCTGTCCGAGCGTCTCCGCAATCTGGCGCACGGAAAATCCCTGCCAGTAAAGCAGCGCAGCCTGACGGCGCGGATCGCTGATGATGGTGCCGGGTGTCATGTTCATGCCGGTAAGGCTACCGGGGGCAAATTGGGCGCGCCTGCACTCGCTGTTTGCTGATACATGAGCGGGCTGTCATGCGTTGAGGGATCAGGCGGCGGCGGGGAAACTGGCCCCGAACCGAACTAACCCACTGACCGGAGCCTGATTAATGGCAACTAAAGCAAAGCGTTTCCGCATCGCTGTGCAGGGCGCAACCACCGACGGCCGCGAGATTTCCCGCGACTGGATTTCGCAGATGGCGAAAAACTATGACCCCACTGTCTACGGTGCGCGCGTCAACATGGAACACATTAAGGGCTACGCCGCCGACAGCACTTTCCGCCGCTTTGGTGACGTAACGAAGGTGGAAGCTGAAGAAATCACCGAAGGCCCGCTGGCAGGCAAGCTCGCGCTGTTTGGCTACATCGATCCGACGCCTGAGCTGGTCGAGCTGACTAAAGCGCGCCAGAAGGTTTACACCTCCATTGAAGTGAACCCGAAATTCTCCGACACCGGCGAAGCCTATCTGATTGGCCTGGCCGTGACAGACGACCCGGCGAGCCTCGGCACGGAATACCTGAGCTTCAGCGCCACCGCCAAAGCCAGCCCGCTGGCGTCCCGCAAGCAGGACAAAGAAAACCTGTTTACCGCCGCCGAAGAAACCCTGATTGAGTTTTACGACGAAGCCGACGCAGGCCCGTCGCTGCTGTCCCGCGTGAAAGAGCTGTTTACCCGCAAAGAAAAAACCGACGACGAGCGCTTTAACGACGTCAGCGCGGCGGTCACGGCCGTCGCTGAGCAGGTGCAGAAGAACGGCGAAACCCATTCGCAGCAGGTGGCAGCGCTGGAAAAAAACTTTTCCGATCGCATCGCGGCGCTGGAGCTGGAAGCCGGTAAAGACCGCGAAGCGCTGAGCACCCTGCAGGAGACGCTGGCGAAAACTGACGGCGGCTTTAACCGTCGCCCGCCTGCGACCGGCGGCGACAACAAAGGCAGCGTGCAGACCGACTGCTGATAAGTCCGGCCTGAGAAACCCCGATTACTGATTAACAGGAGCGCCAATGCGCAAGAACACCCGCTTTAAATTTAACGCCTACATGTCCCGCGTCGCCGAGCTGAACGGCGTTGAAATCGACGACATGAACAAGAAATTCAGCGTGGAGCCGTCCGTCACGCAGAAGCTGATGACCCGCGTGCAGGAGTCGTCCGCGTTTCTCACCCGAATCAACATCGTGCCGGTGCCTGAAATGAAGGGCGAGAAAATCGGCGTTGGCGTGTCCGGCTCAATTGCCAGCACCACCGACACCGCTGGCGGCGACGAGCGTGAAACCGCTGATTTCTCCGCGCTGGACAGCCAGGGCTATGAGTGCGCGCAGGTCAACTTCGATTTCCATATCCGCTACAACACGCTCGACCTGTGGGCGCGCTATGACGACTTCCAGACCCGTCTGCGCGATTCCATCATCCAGCGACAGGCGCTTGACCGCATCATGATCGGCTTTAACGGCACGCACCGCGCCAAAACGTCTAACCGCGCAGCCAACCCGATGCTGCAGGACGTGGCGGTAGGCTGGCTGCAGAAGTACCGCAACGAAGCGCCGAGCCGCGTGATGAGCAAAATCACAGAGGAAGACGGCACTGTTATCTCGCCCAAAATCCGCGTGGGCAAAGACGGCGACTACGCCAACCTCGACGCGCTGGTAATGGACGCAACCAATAACCTGATCGAGCCGTGGTATCAGGAAGACCCTGAGCTGGTCGTTATCGTGGGCCGCCAGCTGCTGGCCGACAAGTATTTCCCGATTGTGAACAAAGACCAGGCGAACACCGAGCAGCTTGCCGCTGACGTGATTATCAGCCAGAAGCGCATTGGCAACCTGCCAGCGGTGCGCGTGCCGTACTTCCCGGCCAACGCCATGATGATTACCCGCACCGATAACCTCTCGATTTACTGGCAGGAAGGCACGCAGCGCCGCCACATCGAAGAGGTGCCGAAGCGTGACCGCATCGAAAACTACGAGTCAGCAAACGAGGATTACGTGGTGGAAGACTACGCGGCGGGCTGCGTGATTGAAAACATCGAACTCGGTGATTTCAGCGAACCGGCAGCAGCTATCACCTCAACCCCGGCAGCGGGAGAGTAACGCATGCTGAGTCCCGCCCGCCGTCACCGGATGCGCGTCCAGGC